GCAACTGGTACTCTTTTGCCGTCAACTGTAAGTGAGTCGGGGCTGATAAATTTAGTTGCGGCTAAACCTGGCACCATAAAATTCATTGAAAGGTCAGGTACACAGGCAATCCAATAGCCGTATTTTGTATCGTTATTTGTAAACGCAACAATTACAGTTGTGCCAGTGTCAGGCGGTATCATCCACATACCGTAACTTTTTTGAGTATTTTCGTAATCGTCAACATCAGAAACATATTCTTCGCCTGTACTACCAAAGAAGGGACTAGCATATTTTACGTTAACAATTTGTCCTGCTGTAGTATTTCCGCCGGTCGGTCGTTGAAGCTGTACTTGCAAAACCCCCATATAAGTTGTGTCAAGATTTGCAACAACTGTACCTAAGTACAAACCGGCTTTAACGTCAGGAGTTGCTGACGAGATATGGTCTTCGTTACTAGAGCCGTCCATTATCCGGTCCTCCGCCCAGCGCCGGCATATGGATTTTTCACCGGTTCGGCAGGCGTTGATACATTATATGTCTGTGCAGGAGTTGCCGTTTTTGTAAGCTCTTGAGCGTTTCTTCTGTAGCCAGTTAATGTTTGTCTAAACTGACCTTTATTAAAATTATTTTTTACTAGTGTGACACAATATAATCCACTGAAACCAATTACAGGGCCTGCTTTACTAGATAATGTCATGTCTTCTGTATGGTTAGGTGATTTAAAATCGTACATTCCTGTATTTTGATTAATGTCCAATGGGCTACGGAAATACACCCATATGTCAACTTCACTAGTTTGCCAGTTTACTGATCCGTCTTTGTTAAGATCCTTAACTCCCTTAACTGGTTTTGCTGTATAGTTGCCCATGCCGCTGTTTACGATCCAATAAGGATCTCCCCAGATTTCTAAATCTAACATCAACATATCTTTACCTTTAGTAAGGGCATCATGAAATACACGGGCCGCTCTGTTGGCTGCTGTTTCTTGGCCACCACCGCCTTTAGCATCATAGCTAGTATCAGTTAAATCGTGAGTTGTTTGCGTTGCAATTGCGCCGGCTTGTTTATCCGGTTTAGCTCCATCTGCTGTTTCTGTAATTGGCTTTTTGTCTTCTTTAGTGTCTGATGCTTTGGCGCCGGCGGCCGATACATCTTGCGAGTTTTTAAATTTGTCTGCGGCCATCCTGTTAGCAAAACCAATACTAAAATCAATATTAAATTTAATAACTTCTGTATTTTTACCTGTATAGATATAATCGTAACGTTTGCATACCTGTTGCTTTAAGTTGTCAAATCCCGGGGCTTTAGAATTAGTTGCGGCGGCCTTGCTTGAGTGGGCATCAAATTCTACTACACGGTATACAACGATACGGGGATATGTACCGTTTTTTGGTAAATTTTCAGCGGAATTAATAATATAAACTTGTGTATCAATCCTCCACCATACTCGCATACCAGTGTCTGCTTTTAATCCAGCCGTTGCTAATGCTTTTTCCGGATATGAGCTAGTTAATAACACTTGGTTAATAACACCCGGTATATCCATATCCTGGCTAAACTTTAATACGCCTTCTTTGGGGTTAGCTACCATCTTTCCTCGAGACCAAGTGTTACCATCTTCAGAAACAGTAAGTGCTTCGCTGGCTCCTGCAGGGTCTGACTGTCTAGCGAGTCCCCATCCCATATCGGCAGCACCCAACGCATTGACATTACCTGCGGCCTGCGCTAAGGTAGTATCGCTTATACCTAATTTCTTAAATATTGCGGCAGAGTCACTAGTTATTTGTTGAGGTAGAGATGTTGCAGAACTTTTTTTATCTGATCCGCCTCCGGCGGCAGCAACTTGGCCGCTTGCAAGTGCTTCTTCTTTAGGAAATAATATAACAACTTTGTCAGCAACTTTAACTGTCTTGTTGTCAACATACTCTTCTAATTTTTTATTTACAACTGCTTGCAAACTTTGGTCGCCTGTTTGCAATACTTCCTGTACTGTTTTACCTTTAATTGTAGTGTCTGTTTTTAAATTAGCATATCGAGAAGTTAATGCTTGTCCCTGTGTAGCATACGCCATAACATTATAACGACAACCTTTCTCATCGCCCTTCATTGAAACGGTAGTAAGTCTAATAGGAATATGTCTAGCGGCAAACGGAATGTTTGAAATTGCACCTTGTTCGGTATTACCTCTAAATTCAATGGTTAACAAAAACGGTGCATCACGAAAGTTTTCAAATTTTGCTTCGTAGGCCGCGGTCTGCAATGCTAGAATAAATGTTCCCATACTATAGGGCTCATATATATCAAACTGTACAGTAGTTACGCTGGTTGTTTTTGCTGTGGCAAGCCCAATAACACTTTCAAATGAAAGATTGTCAAGATAAAATTCAAATTTTCCGTATGCTGTTTGCACACGATTATTAGGATCGGCACCGCCAGATTTACAAATTATTGGAAGTACCTTGCCTGCTTTATAAGAAATGTCTGGATAGTTAAAATCTTGAATAGTCATTGCACTAAGACTTAGAATATAATCGTAACTTGCATACTTAGATAAAATGTTTGGTGATGGCAAAGACACTCCGCCAAGGCCGCTAAACATTCCGCCTATTCCATTAGTTAAGGTGCTGACTGCGGAAGTTGCCGCATCTAAATATCCCATATTAAATTCCTAATACTGTTCGTAAACTACTATTTTTTGGAACGTAGATTTTCTTTCCTGGCACAAAATCAAAAATAGGATCTTGTAATACATCCATGTTACGTTGAATGAATACCCACCAAAGACTCGCTTCGCCATATAAGTCAAAGGCCAGCAAGTCAGGCCGATTTGTATACTGTGCTTCTATAGTATATAAAAAGTCATCGGGTTCTGCACTAACCGCTCTAATAGACAACGGCTCAAGATAATTTTGAGTAACTGATGTGTTGTACCACGGGCTTGTATTAGTATATGTTGTCATTTTAAATATATCCAAAACCGCTACTTAGATATCCGCCAGTTACAAATCTATCTAGACTAAACTTACGTGAGCTCGAACGACTATACATTGGCACTAGTGTAACTGAAAATTGGCTTTTTGTTGGAACGTGCGCTTGTCCGCCGCTTGTTGTTCCGCCAACACCGAATGCTCCTAGCAATCCTGCAACCTGGCCAACACCGCCGGCAATACTACTTATTGCTCCAAGGGCCGAGAAGCCAGGAATAGCGGCTCCTAAAGTGTCCGCTAGTCCGCCAATACTATCTGTTATTCCTTGTATGTCGCCTGCGGCGCTGCCAACAACGTCACATGCAATATAATCAACATCGTTAGGTAATGTACAACTAAAACTTTGAATAGCAACCGGTACATTCTTAAAAACATAATTGCCATATCCGTTTAAAAACACGATAGGAGGCGGATTACCAGCTTTCATATCAGATCCGCTGAACATTTTGGACACTGATCGTAAATAGTGTACACATGCAATCCAGTACAGTGCCTGTGCGGGATCTTCAACAGCCATAGGAGCAACAATTTCAATTGTGCCTGGATCACTATTCTTAAATGCCTGGAATGGATAATTTGAATGCGTTGGGGATTCAGGTGAATATTTTGCTCCAGACTTAATAGATATCTGAGGGGTGTATGGAAATATTAAACCGCCAGCATCTTTTAATGGTGTTAACACCGGACTACGTTTAAAACTAGTCCAATTAGGGATACTTAATCTGACACGCCAATCATTTGCATTTGACTCGCCACCAAAACTTGAAAATGCACTATCAAGGTCGCCAATTCCTTCGCCACCTGCGGGCAAATTCATACTACGAATAGCACTACCAATATTACTAACAGCACCAATCGCGGAAATTGCGCCCCCTAGTTTGTTAGCTACATTTCTAGCCTGTGAAGCTGTGCTAAACGACGAGTTAGACGGTACTGCTTTTGATGTGATACCTTGCCCTTTTGTGAATGCCATAATGTTCCCCTTTGGCTAATATTTAGTTGACTTTTTAATGTACGTAGTTTATAATATAACATCCGGAGAACGATTAATGACATTGATACCAAGAGCACCAAAAGTTAATTACCTAAACAACAAGGATATGTTGTTAGAAATACATAGAAGTAAAGCGTCATATTGTAGTTTTACCAATCCAGAATATCACCAATACGATATTATTCTACCCAGTTTGGATAAAATTAATATTAGAACTATTGCAGAAGCAAAACGCAATAAGGCTAAACGACTGGGTGACCTAGATTATGCTAGGCGTAAAGCGTCTGGCGAAAAAGTTAAAATGGCTGACTGTGAAGTTGACTATAAAAAAATTACTAAACAAGAGCTAGTATTTAGAATTATGAGCTTTGATCATATTCCGCTTAACAGCACACGCAAGAAGAATCCTAAAAGCCTTGCTGATCATAGAGATAAAGTTAACTTTCCACCATTCCAGCACTTTAAATTTAACGATACAGATGTAATTGAATGCGTTGGTAAGAGTCATTGGAAGGGAGACTTGGAAAAAGGATACTTTGATAAAGATGCAGGCTGTATTACTCCTACTCTTGCCCGTATGATGATTAAACTATGCGAGCGTTACGCAACAAGGGGTAACGTTCGAGGATACACTTACAACGATGAAATGAAGGGTCAAGCTATCCTACAGCTAACGCAGATTGGACTACAGTTTGACGAGTCTAAAAGCGATAATCCATTTGCTTATTTTACGGCCGCAGTTACTAATAGTTTTGTACGTGTTATTAATATTGAAAAACGTAATCAAAACATTCGTGATGATATTTTAGAAATGAATGGCATGAACCCAAGTTACAGTAGAACCGGACAAGGCGAACACGAAGCCGCATTAAAACGCCATGCAGAGGACACAACAAATGAACCAACTAATGACGCCCCAACTGTTTAAGAAAGTTGCCTGTTTCACCGACATTCACTTTGGATTAAAATCTAATAGTTCAACACATAATCAAGACTGCGAAGACTTTGTAGATTGGTACATTGCTAAAGCCAAGGAGGAAGGCTGTGATGTTGGAATTTTTATGGGTGATTGGCATCATAATCGCAATAGTCTTAACATTACTACAATGGATTACTCACTTCGCGCACTAGAAAAGCTAGGTAAGGCATTTGATAAGTTTTATTTCTTTCCCGGTAATCACGATCTCTATTATAAAGACAAGCGAGATATACATTCTGTAGAGTTTGGCAAATATATTCCCGGAATTACTATT